ATATTTTTAATTGAGACAAACAGCCTGGAGAATTTTATTAATAATAAAAGTGTGCAAGTACGCACACTGTAATAAAACAAGAAAGAAGGAAGAGAATGCAAAATAGAGAAAATAACCTAACATTAAATGATGTAACACAGCGTGTAAAAGAGGGCATATATAATAAATATGGCTTTTACCTCAATGAAGGCAATCTATATAATATTTGCAAAACTGAATTAGAAAAACAGTATAAGGGTAACTTATATAGTCATATAAATACAAGTCAGACTTGGATTAATAATGCAAATTTTTTTGACAGTTTGCACGTTGAAAATCTTATAGATGTTATAAATGAATATTACGATAAAAAAGGTATAACACCAGAAAGAAAGCCACTTACTCATCTTGAAATTTTAGAAGGTGTTAATAATCTTTTTGATAATTCATATCAACAATATCTTAGATCTTCCAAGCATTTTGATGCTCAGTATAACAGAGATCAGTTAGAACAGATACATGATTATTTTTATAGTCAATTGGGTGGTAGTAACACAGAAAAATTGTTAGCTGATAAACGCAGAAAAACTCAAGGGGGTAAGTAGGATGGAAATAATAAAGAATCTTAAAGATATTCAATTTCAATTTGATACACCCATTACTATCAGTACAAAGAAATCTATTGATGGAAAGTATGGCGAAAAGTTCAAGGCATATCCAATAGGTGCAGTTACACTTCCAGATGGATCAGTTGAATTAGAATATTGTCTTAAATCACATAAAGAAGAAACCAAAGATGATTTATATGAAATAGCTCACAGTCGTTATACAAGAGTACATATAAAGCATATATCTTTTAGACATTATCAAGGGGGTAACTAATATGCCATACCCATTAGGACACCCAAAAAGATTTGTCTCAACCCGCTCAAACGCATCTGGCTTACCTCTTCCTTCTTGTGCAGATGCCAGGACTCCGCAGTCTAATGAGCGGGAAGCATTAGAGTGTCAGCATAACGACACAGAATATCAGCCCTATGAACCCGAAGTTAACGCTCCCGAATGCCTTTCGTGTGTGGATTGTGGGGCTGATTTACCTTTAGAAGGAGAGAGTATATAATGAAGAACTGGGAAAAGAAATTCGATAAAGCATTTGATCGTTTAGGTATGCTTTGTGAGGTGTATCTGATCACGTTGGTAGCTATGGTAATTATTGTAAATATATGGAGAGCAATATGAGAGAGCCAATAAAACAAGAAGGATTAGATCTGGATCTACGTAAGTCCTATATCGGTACCAGTGAATGGGCAGTTGTTGCTAAACAGCACAACAAATATAAAAGCCCACTCGATGTATGGAACGAGAAATTATTTGGCTATGAGCCATATGATAATATTAGGCTTCGTCACGGCAGAGATATTGAAGGTATGGTTGCTAAGTGGGTAGAGGAAGATATAGATGTAATTGTTTCCATAGATCCATATGTACGTTTTCATAAAGACTATGATTTTCTGGCTACCAACTTAGATGGTGTTATTCATTTTAAAGATGGAAAGCCAGATGCAGTATTAGAAATTAAGACAGCATCGCAAAATGCTAAAGACACTTGGGGTGGTAAGATACCTATTCAGTATTATACGCAGATACAAGGGCAGATGCACATCACTGGAATGAAGTATGCTTATGTGGCCTTACTTACCTATGGCTATGCTGGTATAAGCGGTTTTAACATATATAAATACGAATACAAGCCAGAGTATATACAGCCTATTATAGATGATTGTGTAGCATTCTGGAATAATCACGTAGTTACCCAGGAACCGCCAGAGGCTTTAACCGATACTGATATTAAGCAAACATATCCAGAGGCTAATGGTGAGTCTATGATTGCAGATAGTAAGCTGATCGAAAGGTTTGAAACACTCAGACAATTCAAGGAAACAAAGAAGCAGTTAGATGAAAGTATTAAAGACCTTGAGATAAAAATCAAAAAATCCATTGGTCATTACGAATCTGTTAATGATGGGGAGCGTACTATTGCAACGTATAAAAACAGTAAGCCACGCACCACATTTGACCGTAAAACTTTTCAAACAGAAAACCCGAAGATGTATGATAAGTATCTACAAGAAGGCAGTAGTTATCGCACACTTCGTATTGCAAAGGAGAGCAAATAATGAAAGATAAAATGGGAATTTGGAATGCTGTATGTACTACAGATCCAAAATATACTAAAAAAGTCAATCAACGTGGTGGTTTCACTGCTATTGATGCACAATATCAGATTCAAACAGCTACAGAAATGTTTGGTGCATTTGGTATGGGATGGGGCGTGAAAGATGAGACATTTAATATCATTGATAGCATGGTTATATATCAAGCTATTCTATGGTATGTAGTTGATGGTGTTGCAGATGAAAATGAAATACCAATACATAGCTCATTAGCTGTTAAGCCAGATTGTATTAAATCAGTAGCTACAGATGCTTTAACCAAAGGGCTGTCTAAACTTGGTTTTAATGCAGATGTGTTCTTAGGAAAGTTTGATGATAATAAATACGTGCAAGAGCAAAATACTATTAATAATGATGATGGTAGTGGCATACCTAATGGTGAAGATGTTCTTCTCTGGCCATACGGTAAACATAAAAATAAACCTATAACTGCATTAAAATATGATTATTGTGAATGGGCTTTAGAGAATCTTGATGCATTAGGTAATAATACTAAAGTGCTTAATGCATTGAAAGCACATATGCAGTCACTTTCATAGGTAGATGAATACATGGCGGGATCTTATAAAGGCATACTCATTAGCTCAATTGGATTATCCAGAGGGGTTAGGGTTGCACAGAACATTAAAAGTAAAGGTTCGACAAATGGATTGGCGTTCATTAAATGAGATCCCGCTGAAAGAATTACAATTATTAATCAAAACACTAAGAGAAGAATATGGCAAACTCAAAATTAGAGAAGATTCTGGAGAATCAATCAGACCAGACACCGATCCGCATAAACGAAATGATCGTATCAAGAATAGAAGAAAGATTTGATATTGGGAAAAAGAAGTACGGTGATACTCTTAGTTTAAATGATAAAAGAAATTTTTTAAAAGAAGCAATAGAAGAAGCGTTGGATATGAATGTGTATCTAACAGCTTTTTTAATACAGATCGAATCAGCTTTAAAGAACAGACCATCAAACGAGATCAGCGTAGATGAACTTGTATTAATTATGGATGGCCTGGGCAAACTTATTATGTCAGAAAAAGAAAACCATGATAAGACCAGAGTACAAAAAGCACAGCAGTTAATGGATCGCTTAACTGAGTATGCGGATGCTCATTTCAGAAGTAAGCAGAAATTATAGTGCTACATACCAAAACCACATACCAAAGGAACCACAACAATGGAACTTATTATCAATGGGAAACCTATTGCTTTAAAAAGGCATAAGCATACCACCCGCAATGGCAGGATCTTTAATTATGATCCATCAAAAGCCGATAAAGCTAATTTTTTAAAGAAAGTCCAAAATTTGGCTCCCGAGGATCCTCTATATGGAGCGATCTCGGTATCACTTGAGGTTTACCTTGTTAGACCTAAAGCCCATTTCGGAACTGGTCGCAATAGTAAAATACTAAAAGATAACGCTCCAAAATACCCCATAATAACGAGTAAAGAAAATGCAGACATTGATAACTATATCAAGTTTGTATTTGATGCATTGAATGGCGTTTTTTATAAAGATGATGGTCAAATAGTACATCTTGAAAGCGTCAAAGAATATTCCACAGAACCAAAAACCATAGTAAGGATATACCCTTATGAGTCTTAAAGATAAACTGCCAGTATCCAGGAAAAGATACGAAAAAGAAATAAGTGAGCTTAAAAAGAAAAATGATGAGCTACTTGAAGCAAATGCAATCTTTGCGGTCAAATTACGCAGAATAATGAACTTAATCGGAAAGCTGAAGGCAACCCCGCCTATGAGTAATGTACGCTTTATACAAAATGTTAAGGATGTATTTGAGAAATGAAAAAAGTATTAGCTCTTAAGCTCAAAGAAAAAGCAGATCAGATCGCTTACAATTTTAGTAGGCCAGACAGGGAGAAGAATACATTTAAAGAAGTATTTGAAGTAAAGAAGATACATCCATTAAGTGAGTCTACGGCCATAATTGAGTTCCAAAAAAATACAGGCAAGGTTGGTATCGCCTTTTGTTATTGGATCAATATGCGTGGGGGTATGTGGCAGTATTTCTTCCCTACATATGATCACTGTGTAGGTGCAGAGAAGATCAGAGACATATTGCACGGTATAGAGATAGATAACTTTGATAAGAATTTCCAGGATGGTTAAAAAAGTAAACTCCTCACATATTGGTTTTTGCGGTGAGCTTTTTGTGAAGCATCATATCTTGCAGAACTATCCAGAATACAACGTATATGAGCCAATGATCGATGGTGGCGTAGATCTGATCGTAGAGAGAAGAAAAAAAGAATTTATAAGAGTACAAATTAAAACCATTACAGATATGAAAACAGATACAGCTATAGAGGTCAGACTGCATAAGTATGTTAAAAAAGATCTTATTGATGTTGTTGCTGTTTATTATGTCAAAAAAGGGTGGGTGTGTTTTGTGCCGTATAATAATGAAGCAAGTATAAACCTGGCATTGAAGCCAAGTAAGAATAACCAAACAAAGAACAGAAGGTTCTTTTATCAATACATGGAGTTCCCCTATGAATAAAGATAAACGTGGCTGGATACGGCTACAACGAAAAATAAGAGATCACTGGCTATGGGATAACAAAGAAGTTAAATCAAAGTTTGAAGCCTGGATGGATCTACTAATGATGGCATCACATGAAGAGCGATCAGTTTACATGAAAGAGCAGTTAGTTGTAATCAAACGTGGTGAAGTATGCTGTAGTTTGAACACATTTGCCAAGCGGTGGAAGTGGTCAACAGGCAAGGTTAGGCGTTTCATATCTGTACTCAAAACCGACACGATGGTAGTACAGCAAACGACACGAGTTGCGACACACCTAAGTATCTGTAACTACGACACTTACCAGGGTGGGCGACACGCAGACGGTACCTCAGACGGTATGTCAAACGACACGCAGACGAAACGAGAACGGTACACAGAGAATACATTAGAAACATTTAAAGAATTAAAAAAAGAAAAAGAAATAGCTTCATCTGATTATTTAGAAATTTGGAAAAAAGTCTATCCACGTTTTGGATACCAAGAGATGCAATACGCTGGGTATACAAGTTTCATTATCCAGGCTTGTAAGCGTTTAGGAACAGATACAGTGAACAAATGTATTGATCGATTTTTAAAGGACAGAGAAAGCAAGATCAAGCAAATCAGATATTTATTTGAAGAAGGCATAGATCAGTATTTAGTAACAGATAAAAAGATCCAGGAGCAAGTAGTAGTAAAAGAAAAGATATTTAACTGCTATGAGTGCGGAGCAGAAAAAAGAAGTAAAGAGGATAAACTGCCACCAGATCAGTTATTTCATAATTGCGATATGGAAGGTGAGTTTGTACCAGCATGGGAGTATAAGGCAAAGATAGCAAAACAGAATCCACAGCCTAAAGCTCCTACTGAAGAAGATAATATTAACAAAGTAATGCAAGAGATAGGATGGCCAAATGGGTAGCATATTAGATGATTATATCGAAGGTAAGTTTACCAGGTATAGTAATAAACAGATCAAAAAGAATAAGACTGGTAGAAGTCACGTAAACGAAACAAGTCAATACAGGGCAGACATTGCGATCAAGGCTTGTCCAGATTGTAAACGCACCTGGGAACAAGCAATTAATTCAAAATCAATTATCAGACACCCAAGAGGAACCATACCTACCTACGGTAAGAAAAAAGAAAAGTGTCCTATTTGTTAGATATATAACAAAAAGATAACATCCACTATTTACCGTTATTTAATTTATACCCATATTCTACCCAAATATGGATCTAACAACTTTTATAATTCAGAGCTTTATCACTCTCATTGCCTTCATCATGGGGGCTTTTGTGTACCATAAGGGAACTATGGTCAAGCCCCCGCTCTCCCTGGATCTACGTAAACCAGAAATTGACAGACAGCCCGAATGGGATCAACTGTGATTCTGGAATTTCCATATGAGTTTAGTGACTTTGAAGATAAGCAAGAATTGTGGTCTTTGATGGCTATTAGTGCGTTACGTGCTGGGCTTCTTACAGATCAAATAATTATAGCATATGCGTAACGAATCCAAGCTCACTGAAAAGCAAAAAATGTTCTGCAAAGAATATATTGTTGATTTAAACGCAACTCAAGCGTGTATACGAGCAGGATACAGCGAAAAAACCGCAAAAGAAATAGGTAGTCAGAACTTAACAAAACTTAACATACAAGAAGAGATAGCAAGGCTAATGAAGAGCCGTGAAGAGCGGGTAAAACTAACAGCAGACAAAGTATTAGAAGATATAGAACGAGTACGAACACTGGCAGAAGGATCAGAGCAGTACAATGTCAGTTTAAAAGCCAGTGAACTCCAGGGGAAGCACCTGGCAATGTTTACAGATAAACAGCAGATCAACGGACAGATAGAGCTACCAAAAGTAGAGATTGTTTACACAGATGAGTAAGTTCGTTTTAAACCCAAACCAATCAAAATTTGATAGTTGTGATGAACAAGTAATTGCATTCTTTGGTGGTATTGGTAACGGTAAAACCTTTGCAGGTATTTTAAAAGGCATTAAAAGGGTAATGAACCCTAAAAACCCGCCACAGCTTGGCATGATAGCCAGGCAAACTTATCCAGAGCTTAGAGATAGTACACAAAGAACATTCTTTGAAATATGTCATATGATGGGAATGCTTCCAGAAGTGCATTATGAATACAGAAAGCAAGAAAACAGAGTAAAATTTGTCAATGGACATGAGATCATATTTAGATCATTAGATGATCCAGCGAAGTTATTATCAATCAATTTAGGCTGGTTTTATATTGACCAGGCTGAAGAGGTCAGCGAAGAAGTATTTTTAACTTTATTAGGGCGTTTAAGAGCCGTATCAGATCCACAATGCTGGATCACTGGTAACCCACTTGGACATAATTGGATCTGGCACCGTTTTATCCATGATCCAGTGCCTGGTAATATCATATTTAATGCAAAGACAGAAGAGAACATACACAACTTACCAGAGGGGTATGTAGACTCATTAAAGAACAATTACAACGAGATATGGATCAATAGATACCTTTATGGAAGCTGGGATGCGTTTGAAGGGCAAATCTATCCAGACTTTGAGCCAAGTATCCATGTAAAGAATCATTTTACTGTAGCACCAGAGTGGAGAAGATTTATCGGTATTGACCACGGTAGAACAAATCCAACAGCGGTATTGTGGGGAGCAGTAGACCAAGATGATATTTTATACATTTACAGAGAGCATTACGAAGCAGGTCAAGACGTAGATTACCATGCCAGGGCTATCCAGGCACATTTAAACGAAGGTAGGTACGAAACATATGTTATTGATCCATCTACTGGAGCTGGTAAAAAAGATGATCCTGAGACAATTGGTAACCGTTACAGACAGCTAAAGATACCAGTAATAAACGCAAACAATGATGTACAAGGTGGTATAGACAAGGTTACAGAGTATTTCAAGCATGGAAAGATATTCATACATAAAAGCTGTGAGAACTTGATACGTGAGCTTATCAACTATCAATGGGAACAGCCAAGTGCATCCAGAATAGAATTAAACCAACCAGAAAGACCGTTAAAGAAAGATGATCATAGCTGTGATGCTTTAAAATATTTGGTTGGTGAAGTTGTTGCAAGTAATGCTAAGAAAGATACCAGGACAGATACAGAACGGTTTATTGACAAGATTGTTGTTGATGTAGACCATTCACAGCCACAGTGGGATACGTACTAATGGCAATTGTGCATAGAGGAGAAACATTTCCAGGGTACAACAAACCAAAACGGTATACTGGTTCTGGAAGATTTAAGAAGCGTGTACTGGCTAAAAAAGGTGACAAGGTAAAGATTGTGAACTATGGTCACAAAAGTTACAAGCACAATTACAGCAGTAAGGCACGTAGTAATTATCTAAAACGCAGTGCAGGAATCAAGAATAAAAGCGGTCAAAGCACAGCATCAGACAAGTTCAGTGCTAATTACTGGGCAAGAAAGGATCTTTGGAATGCCTAAAGCATTTTGGAATAAGAAAAACCCGAAGAAGAAGAGCAAGAAGCTCACCCCTTCACAGAAAGCATACGCAAAAAGGTTAAGTGCAGAAAAAGGATGGAAGTATCCTAACCTGGTTGCAAACAGTATAGCATCAAGGAAATAACATGGCTGGAATGGACTATTACGCATCAGCAGATCAACCAAACGCATTAGATGAAGTTGCAGATGTAGCAGAACGCATACCGCAAATACGTAAATGGCTGGACAGAAGTAAAAAAGCCAGAGAGAAACAAGCGGATAGATGGCGTAAGAATGAGCGTTTATACTACGGTAGACACTGGTCTGCACCAAATAAAGGCACGGAAAGCCAATCCAGGATGGTGTTTAATTTTCCATTAGCTGTGGTAGAAACTATTTTACCAATTATTAATGACTTTCAACCGACAGTAGACATTCTACCCAAAGAAAAGAATGATGTATTCTTTGCGGATATGATGCAAAAAAGATTCCAGCAGATCGTAGAAGAATCTGATCTGTATGGCAAGATATTACAAGCAGTAAAAGACAGTTTGATCTACAGCAATGGATTCTTACAAATACTGCCAGTAATTAGTGACACTGGTGCATTCAGTGGATTTGATATCCAGGTCATTGATCCGTTTTCTGTTATACCTCATCCATATGCTAATGACCTGGATCTTCAAGCTGGTGAATATTTCTTATTTGCTGTACCAATGGAAATATCCAAGATAGAAAGAGAATACGGTATTAAATGCAGTGCAGACGGCAAGTTAGATGATTACAAAGCATTTCAAAAGACAGATGACAGCGGACTACAAAGTGATAACCCATCGACCAGTGATGCAGATGTTGCATTGGTTATTGAGTGTTACAGCAATGAAAAAGATAAAGAAAAGTATCCATACGGTAGGCATACGGTTATTGTTGGTGATAAGCTCATTGTAGATGAACCGTTAGAACTGTACAGAATGCCAGTATTCATGGTATCCAATTACAAGAGTCCGCACAACTTCTGGGGTATAGGTGAGACTGATCTGGTACGCACACAGACCAAAGCCATGAATGAAACATTTAGTGCTATTAATGAAAATATAAGACGTATGGGCTTTCCGATCAGAAAGGTAACGCAACGAGCTAAAGGTCAATTAACCAGACCAATCACAGGATCACCAGGTGAAGAGATCACTGTAGTAGATCCAAGTGATGTAACCTTTGAAACACCACCACCAATACCAGGATATATTCAGAATTACATTGTCCAGGTAGGTCAATACATGGAAGCGGTTACAGGTGTAAATGATGTAACACAAGGGCGTAAGCCAGGCGGTGTAACCTCTGGTAGAGCAATTGTAGCATTGCAAGAAGCAAGTCAAACCAGACAGCGTTTTAAGATTAATAAAGAAGTATCCAGGCTAACCAAAGAAATTGGTGAGTATATGGTGCAGATGATTCTTACATACGATGAGCAGATACGTTCTATTCGTGAGCGTGATGCAGAAGGTCAATTTGATTTTACACAATTTGATCCGATGGGTGTATACGATGCAGATGGTAACCCAGAAGGTAGTCCAAAGTTTAACCCTGGAACAGCAAGTTCGCTTAAAGATAGTGAGTTTGATGTTGATGTTACCACTGGTTCCAGGTACGCACAAGGTAGAGTAGCCAATGAAGAACGTGCATTAGAGTTGTACCAAGTAGGTGTTTACGGCATCGAAGAAGTGGTCAATGCATTAAATATTGCAGATAAACAGCAGGTAATACAGAACTGGTATGTACGTAACCAGCAGATGCCACCACAACAGCAAATAGAACAAACACAGAATATGCAAGAAGAGTTTGCAATGCTGATAGAACAAGCAATGCAGGAAGGCGTAGGCGGTGGTGCTGAAGAAGCTATTGCACAGATGGTAATGAGTAATCCAGGACTACTTGAAACTCAAGAGTTTGGAATGCTACCACCAGAGATGCAGGAAAGAATTTTAACCGTAACAAATATGGTTGGCGGTCAAGGTGAGATGGAACAAATTCCACAATCCAGGGCTTAATAATGGATTTTTTCAATTGACCGTCAAGAATTAAAAGGAGTAAACAATGCCAAAATTAAAAATGAAAGGTAAAGTCAAGAAATTCAAGTACGATAAAAAAGGTATGTCTGAATACAAAAAGGCTTTAGCTAAAAAGAAAAAAGCAAAATCTTATTAAATAGTGTCGAAAGACCAACTACAAAGGAGATAAAATGGCAAAAATGCACATAGCGGGTACCACTGAAGTGGACTATACCCCAGAATCAGAACAGATCACTGTAGGAAATTTTTCTACAGAGCAAAACCAAAACTTAACAGAAAGCGTAGATAATTCTGATTATGGAAATATTTCTATTCCTGGTGAACTCTTAGGCGAAGAGCCACAAGAGCAATCAGCCCAGGAAGAAAATACAGAACAGGCTGAGACTACAGAGTCTATCGAAACAGCAGAAGCTGAACCAGAGGAAGTATCAGAGGAGAATCCAGAGCAAACCGAAGCGGTTAGCGAAACTGAATCATCGGAAGATGAGGATGATTATGTCTATGAATTAGACGATGGCTCAAGGTATTCTATCGATGATATTGAATCGTGGCGTAAAGATTCTATGAACAGACATGAATGGAGCAAATCCAATACGGAGAAAGCTCAACAATTGTCTGATCAGAGAAGAGCAGTTGAGCCACTGGTACAGTTAATTGGTAAAGTAAAGGACAATCAAGAGTTTGCTGAAACTATACAGGAAGCTATTGAAGATGAACTTGGTAAAGAAGCGGGGCAATTGTTTGCACAATCCCTACAGATGGATAACCAGGATCTTCCTAATCCTTATCAAGATCAACTGCAAGAAACGCAAGAACAATTGGCTAACGTACAAGCAGAAATAGAGCTGGATAGGTCACTAAATGATCTAAGGTCTAAATTTTCATTAAGTGATGAAGATATAGATACAGTTCTTGATTTTGCTGTAAGCCAACAACAACAGTTTAATAGGTTACTCACACCCGAAGAAGCATATAAAATTATGAATTTTGATAAGGTGCAATCTAAACCTGTTGAGGCAAAACCAAAGCCAAGCGTTCCTGTAAACGTAAAGAAGAATGTCGGTATGAAAGGAGATGCTCCTAAAAAAGTAGCTTCTTATGAAGATATCGATGTGGCTTCATTTTTTAATCAATAATAGAATAAGGAGACATATAAATGTCTAATATAGTAGTAAGCGGAACAGGATCCGCATCATTATCTGCTCTTATTCAACAGTATTATATGCCAGTTTTGTATGATAATATCTTTAAGAAATCTCATCCATTACTTGCAATACTGAAGGGTAAAGCAAAGACCTTTAATGGTCGTGAAATCGTAGTGCCAGTAGAATACGCTGATGGCGGTTCAAGTGTGTTTGGAGATAAACACGCTCTTGGAAGTGCATACACTCCAGCAGTTGCTGATATTGCAAAGACTGCATCGTTTAATCCAACTATGCTAACTGGTCACTTTTTATTAACCAAAGAAGAAACTCTTCTTATGAACAGCCCACAGGCAATTAAAAACATTGTCGGTGCTAAAGTTGCAAACTTACAGAAGTCACTTGAAAAAACAGTTGCAGAAAATATGTTTGCTACTTCTTTAGCTACTGATGCGTTTAATCCTATAGCTGTTTTAGCAGATGATTCTTCTACTGTTGGTGGTATTGCACCTGGTTCTAATGCTTGGTGGAAAACTCCACAATTAGCTGTAGGTGCATTTTCAGATGCTACTGGTGACAGTGCTGATTCTGGTACTGCTGTAGACCATATTACAGAAAACGATATGCAAGATCCTGCAAAAGATACATACATTTTACGTATCTTAGCTCGTGGTATCGCTAATTCAAAAGCTCAAACTGGTGAAAACCCAGATCTGATCGTATGTCCTCAGTACATTTATGATCTTATCGAGTCTGAACTTGGTGAGCAAAAGCGTGGCAGTCTTGAGTCTGATCGCATGGCTAAAATGGGATTTGTTGGACTAAGCTATCGTGGAATTGATATTGTTGCTGATCAAGATATGGTTTCAGCACAAGTCACTTCTGGCGATGATGATGGTCTTGATGGAAGAATCTATTTTCTTAACACTGAATACTTGTATATGTTCTTTAACTCTGGTGCAAAATTCACTGCATCTGATATGATTGAAGATACAAAGAGTAATACATTTGTACAGAAGGTTCATACCTATGGTAACCTTGCTATCACAAATCGTAAAGCTCATTGTGTAGTTAAGAATCTTTATTCACCAAGAGATTACGCTTAATCATAACGTATAACGTCAGCCCCTGCTTCGGTGGGGGCTGATAACCTGGAGAAACTATGACAACAGCAACCATGCTAACCGTATTAGGAGATCGCTTGGAAGATACCGCAGGAGATCTTTACAGTGATACAGTAAAGCTACGATACCTAAATATTGCCCAGGATAAGCTCATACAGCTTCTAAATCCGCATTTATTAACTGAATTACAAGTCATTAAGACTAACATAAGTCTATCAACAGATAACGATGTAGATAGCCATTTTAAAAGCTATTTTGTACCTAACAGCTCAACGCTTACATCTGCTCCATTTGGTGGTGCATTAGGCGTAATTGGTATTCGGGTATCAAACGATATGTTTATTCGCAAGATATCCTTCGATATGGCAAAAGATTTTAGCACAGGATATGTAGGATTTAGTGCTACAGAACCAGTGTATTTTGTATTTAAGAATAGAATTTACATTTACAATACTACTGCAAATGTGGATTGTTACTTTATTAAAGAACCAACTACACTGGCAAGTGATGCAAATAGCGATCTAAATGCTATTTTTCACGATGCTTTGGTAGAACTGGCAGAAGCAGAGTTGTGGAGACTATCAAACAACCAAGCACGTAAACAGGATGCAGAACAAAGAGCATACGGCATTATTGGTAAATACAACCAGAATCCTGCAACGCAAGTAGTTGGAGAAAGTTTACATTTTGATTATAGCTCATCCAATAGCTTAGTAGATCCCATCTACCCGAATACATCGCTTTAATGGCAGAATTTATTGATATTTCAGATTTTGGTGGGGTAGTCACCAACGTAGATGTAGAAGATTTACCCGAGCATATTGCTCAAAACATGGAGAATCTTCGCATACGTGATGGTAAGCTGGAGAAAACATTTGGAGCAGGGCAACCTTCTGATGTGCCTACATTTGCTTTAAGTGCTGTTAATACTAAACTTACACGGTCTTACGTTGTATATAATATCTTTACATTCATATCCGATAAGCTGGGAACAACAGAACATCGTTACATCCTGGTATTAATTGACAGTAGCACCAAGCAAGTTAAGCTATTTTGGTATGATCCAGATGTACCCGCAGTTAATGATCATCTGCAAGTAGAAGATAATATTCTATACTTTCAAACAGCATCGGATTCTGGATACAGCCAGGGTGATAACATTATGGTTACTGGCGTAAAGGATAATAGTAACTCCGCAATTGCAAGTACAGATATTTACGATGACATTACTACTAAAACAGGCAACAAACATTTTATTAATACAGATACTGCAACTACATGGGGTGGTAGTTTTTTTGCTACGGCATCCGATACTGGTCTTAGAGATCAAACAATGGGCGGTAAACATGGTACGCATCTTTTTGTAGATACAAATGCCTCTTTTTTAGACAATGGCAACGGAACGCAAAGTTTTAAGAATATTGCATTACTTGCTTTAAATGGTAAAGTATTATGTATGCATAGTTCTGAGTCTGGAAGTAAGGGGAGAATAAGAACATCTATTGGTGGAACTACTGCACCATTAAACACTACACTTTATAATCAATTTAAAGACTATAGTACGTTTAAAGTTGTCACTATGGTCAATTTTAATAATGCTATATATGTATACTATTCAGCATTAAATAGCGGTCAATACTACAATGCTATTGT